GTAGCTCTCGAGGTGTGAATCATAGTTGATATCGTCGTCAGCAATCCCGACATAGAGTTTTGCGTTAGCGAGCGAGCAAAGAGCGTTCGCAGAATCAACGGCCATTCTTCTCCCCAGACGAACGAACCATCTTGTCCTGCATCTTTCCGGCGGACGGTTCCTGTTTCTGCAGCTCTGGGAACGTATCGCTGTTAATCACAGAGCCTTTCTTGAGCAGGACCTTTCCCTTTCGTGGGTCGTTGACGATGTAGTCCCTTTTCAGTGTTATCAATCCCATGTTCCCCTCCCGAAAAAAGACGCGGGGGAAGCACTGAGCCTCCCCCAGCATCTTTACTTGTTGATGTAGTCCACGGTCACGTAGTCGATTGCTCCCGCGGCAGCTGCGTCGTTCAGGTGGTACACCATCATCGGGTAGCCCCTGGCTGATCCGAAGATGACGCCGCCATCCTCTTCACGAGTCGTGCTGGCTGATGTGCTTGACAGGTATACGCGAACGTGTCTGATGGGTGCGGTGTCAGAGTAAATCCCGAATGCCCAGACTTTGTTGCCGACAGCGACAGTATCCTGCAAGGCGTCAGAAATGCTGAAACCCGTATAGGCACCAGTCGCCACCGTAGTAAGCTGATAAGAGCCGTCATCGAGTTCGATAAGAACGTAATCATTAGATGACAGCGGGTTCCCGGTGCTTTGCGGTTCTGCCCCGATTATCAGCCCCACCGTGGCACCCGACACAACCGCCGTGCTGATCGTCCCGACACCCATTGCCAGCATGAAATAGACGTCCGTTGCCGTGCCTCCGCAGGCAAGCGAAAACGCTCGTATCGCGATCCTCGATCCGCTCACCGGATCGATCTGTTGGGTGATTACCGTAGCGGCAGATTCGGTTTTGTAACCGACCTGGTCTACAGCAAGCAAGTACACGTTTGCCCCAAAGTGCTGGAGCCCCATTTTTTTGAAAGGATTCTTCATTCCTTTTTCTCCCAGTTTTCAGATAACGCCCAATGTTTCAGGGCGCTGGTTAACAACCAGCGTTATCTGCTTTAGGCAGCAGTGGTCAATTTGACCCAAGTGGTCGGCAACGGAAGCACGAATGCCTGTCGCGTCCGGACTCTCAGGAAAATCTGACCGCTTTCCATCGCGCTCTGAGTCTGATCGAAGATCTTGAACTCAAAGCCCACCCGATACCCGTTGTAGATTCTCTTCGGATTCCCATACGCCACGAACGAGGTCGAGGCTGCGCTGTCAGTGCTGTCGGGCATTCCGTCAGTTTCGCTGACAGGATGTCCCCATGCTCTTCGCGGCCGGGCGTCAGAGGGCGGTCCGAAGTAGTAATCGCCGTCAGCGTTTTTCGCTGTTTCGAGATAATCCCAGACGGTCGGGTGCATGAAGAACTCACCACCGGCTCTCTTCCAGCGAGTGTCGAGTTCAGCGACCATGTCGTGCAGGTCTTCCGGATCGATGTTCTCGAAGGAGTTGTTTCCTGAACTCATGACCTTTTCGACGATGTTAGTGGTGTTGATTGCACCGTAGGTGCTGTCCTCGAGGCACAGGCTGTCGAACTTCTTCCCCCATGCTTCACCGAACATGTCACGGATGATCTCACCGATCGGTACGAGCGTATCTTCGTAGAACTGCTCGACGATTGCGATCCAGGCAGCGTACGTCACCGTGGTCAGTGTCGCCTGCGCGAACGTGATGTTGTCTTCAGTGAAGTCGGCGTTCTGGTTCGTCTGCGCATAGAAGGCGAGTTCGTCGGTTGAGTACGGGATGTATGACGTGATTCCGGGAACCGGGACTCTGCGAACCTTGCTCATCATCGTCGAAGCATCGAGCGCGATTCGTTCGAGTTCTGCTCGATACTCAACGGGAATCGTTACCGACCCAGAATACGATCCGACAGAATCGTCACCGGTCAGAGGCGAAGACGAGAGTCCTGCTTTCAGCAGAACGTCCTTGTTGAGCCGTTTTTCCTGCTCACGTGACCCGTCGGCATTTTCCCAGCCGTCCGGCCTGGCACGAGTCTGAAGACAGCCCATCCCCTGGAGGTCATCCCATGCCTGACGAACTCCATTCTTCGCTTCGAGCATCGTCTGCACGAGCTTGCCGATGCCGTAGCATCTCGCCTCTTCGCTGTCTTTCGTCTTCCAGTTTCCCTTGGCTTCCTTGGTCAGCGTCAGGCTCTTTATCTTTTCGAGCAACTGATCGGTTTCAGCCTTTGCGGCAACCTTCGCATCGTCGAGTTCCTTCTTGAACTCTTCGAAGGTTTCTTTATCCACGGCTTTTTCGGCAATCTCAGTTGCCTTGGCAGACACGTCGGTCAACTCTTTGTTGAATCCAGTGAGAACCGTCCCGAGCTCATCGAGAGTTTTGACTTCCGTGACTTCCGGATCGGCGAAATGTTGGAGTCCCATGGACTCGAACATGTTTTTTCTGTTCATGTCCTTTCTCCTATTCAAGTTTTCTTTTCAAAGAGTTTTGAAAGGTTGCCACTGGTCTTGCGGCCCCCTGGTCTTGGGGTCTTCAACAGCTCTTCGATATATGTACGATTTCCAAACTCGGCCAAGGCATCGTCGATGATTGGTCTTACCATCGCCTTAACAGCCTCTTCGTCGAGCTTGTTATCACCTGATTGATCGCTGCGTGATTCTGCCAAAGCGTCCTTGTTTGCTCCAAGATTCGCTATGGAGAATTCAAACAGTGTTTGTTTCCTGTGAATCAGATACGCTGCTTCTTTTTTGTCATCTTCTTCAACGATTTCAATACGATCGGATTTGAATCCCACGGACCCAGCCCGTACTGTGCCCCGGACAACCTTCTCCGCAATCATGCAGGAGAACGGATCGACTTCTTTGGGATCGAATACTACTTTCCCGATCAGCTTTTCATCCTTGACCCGTGTCGACAGCATCATTCCAATAGCGGGTGTCCACCATTCGTGAGACCACAGCACCACTGGATTCTTTTTGTATTCCTTCAGGTTCCAGCCTTTCGGATCGATACGCTCGAGGTCCGTATCAACGCTGTACGTTGAAAGTACCCAGGGAATACCGTCGGTGTACGGATCCGGAGCTTTTTCCAGCTTTTCGAAAAACACATCCTGATATATGATTATTTCGCGCTGCAGATTCCCTTCTTTGTCAGCGTTCTTTTTCAACAGCTCGTGCAGCTCGCCTTTGCACACTATTTGAGGCTCATGCGCGCCACTTGTAGATTTTATAAGTATTCGCATTACTCCACCTCCGGAATAGTGACGCAGCGACAATTGATTACATTCCCGGCCTCACCATTCATGTCATTCGGCCAGACCAAACCTGCGCCCCCCGTATCAAACTTCTCACCTATCTTGATCGGTCCTTGCCCTTCGGGCGCAACATGATCGAAAATATTGTGCTCATCAGGCGTCCGCACCTTGCCATCCCGAGCGGACACCCAAGAATGTTTCTCAATTCCCATATTCTTGAATCCCTCTATCCTAGAATCATTTATGACACCACCGAGCTCCGTCCGAGCTATTGTGGCAGCGTTATTTTTCGCGTTGTTGTACACATCCCGGATTCCCTCGGCGATTTCTTTTTCACTTTGCCCTTCTCTCATCCCGGTCTGCAGCGCTTTCTTGAGTTTGTCCCGCACACCATCATCTATGCTGGCAAGAGCTCCACGATTTACCCGGTCCTTCAGCAAAGTCACTGCCTGGGTGTCGAAGATGTCGAAAGTCCTCTCTACGCTGATGAGTTCGAGGTCCTTGAATAAATCAATCAAATGCGACCCCGTGGCTACCATAGCGAGAGTCATATTCTTTTCAGCAACCACTTTGAGCTCCGCTTTCTGCTGGTCCCACCAATCGCTTTCCATGATGTCGTCAAGCATTTGCTCATAGACTTCCTTATCAAGTGCACGTTTTGTATGCTCGGCCACTATCCGCAGATGCCTCGACCGTTGTTTGAGAAAATAGTCTTTCAGTTCCTTGACGAATTCCTCTTCGATCTTTTCCTCGTCAGTAATGATTTTCCACCAGTGTGCGGTTTTGTATTCGTCGGTATATATGCCCTTTGCCCGGTCGGTAAGTTGCTTCGTCGGCTTATCGAGCAATTTCGCCGAAACAACAAAGATCTTCCCCGGTTCCGGATCCGTTTGTTTCGGTTCAGCATTTGCCTGTACGTCCGATAACATCAGTGGTTTCCACCAGGTATCTCCCCACGGAACTGGATCCTTTCCTATCATTTCCCGGGCTTCATTCTGCGTCAGCAACCCCTTGTCGATCGCTTCCAGGGCCCGCTTATACTTCGCTTCTTCGTCTTCCTGGAGCTCGGCGATATTATTGTTGTTGAACTGGCAATCCAGTCGAGAACCGACCTTTTTGAAAAAATCTGTCCGTAATTTATCAA